GGTGTCATCCGGATAAACCAGCTGCTCAATCCCGCCTTCGTAGTCCAGCCGGAACTGCTTCTCCACAACCGGGTTGGCCATCAGGTCAATCCGGATGCGCTCCATCAGGTTGAGGAGCTGCAGACCGCCTTCCTGCTCATCTGCGGAATACACGCAGAACAGCGTCCGCACGTTGGCCAGCCCCAGAGGCATGTCACCGGGCTGCTGGGTGTAGGACGTGTTCACAATCGTGTGCAGGACATACGGAGCGTATTTGTTGGATGCCTTTTCATCCGGAAGCCTGGCAATGTAGACGGCCGGAATCCGGATCTCCGGAGCCGGTTCTCCCTTGGTCGGCTTGATCGGCATGAAAAGCTCCTCGATCGCGGCTTCTGTGCGGATCTTCAGAGCCTCCAGCAGCTTCACGCTTGTCATCTGTCAGCCCTCCTTTACCGTCCCAGAATGCGCCCGATCTCGTGAGACAGACGCTCGTTAAAAACTTCCATGATCCGCTTTCCCAGCGGATCGGCAACCTCGGTATCTTTCAGCATGTGAGGCGTGGAAGGTCCGAGTTTCTTTCTGACAGGAAATCTCGGCCTGCCGACACGCTCATATACATGACCGCCGTACGCCTGGATGTCGAAGGCATGCTGCAGGTGAACCTCGTTTCCGCGCTTCGCCTGATATCGCACACCATCGGAATCTGAAATCCTCGGATTGAATTCCAGCAAATCCAGCATTGCGCCGGCATACCGGATGATCACCTTGGTCGCGCCACCGCCGCCGCCCATCACCTTGACCGTGGTCGTGGTGTTCTTTGTGAACTGGCCGGCTTTGATGTTGTAGACCCGGGTGGCATAGCGCTTCGCCTCCGTTTTACCGGCTGCGCCTGCGCGTTTTGCGGCCCTGTTGACTGCCACCATGGCCTTGCCCGGGAAGGAGAAGAGCACCGTGTTGACGTAGTCCAGTGAATTCAGACCGGCCTCGTTGACGCTGACATCAATCACGCCCATGCTGAATCACCTCACTCATCCAGTGCTTCCAGCTCCAGCCGGACCATGCCATGGTCGCAGGAGGACTGGCCGACATAGTATTCCCGGAGAAAGTTGTCATCCGGATCATAGATTCCGAACTTCCGGCCTTTCTCCGGGATACTGCCGCCGATGTCCTGCAGGGCGCAGTGAAAGACTGCCGACACGCGGTAGATCCCGTGTTCGTGGTCACTCATGACGGTGACCCTGTCCTGCTCCTTCATCTGGCTGATCACACAGGCGATTCCCTCATCATCGTCCCCGCTGTAGGTTTCCCCATCAAATGTGACGGTTCGCTTCTCGCCGAAGGTGCTGATGTCCAGGAAGGTTTTCAGATTGTCCTGCAGAGCCTGTTCCTTGAAGCCCATCAGTCGATCACATCCTGAGCGTCAAGAGCGGGGAATCCGTCTTCCGGATCCTGTGCCGCGGTGATCGCCTCGATCAGTCCGGCCTTGCTCCGGATCCCGGCGATGTCAATGCCGTTCTCTTGAGCAAGCGCCTTCAGATCGTTGAAGCTCATATCCTCCAGAGCGGTGCCCTCTGTTTTGGCCTCAGAGGCCCCTTCTGGCGCCTCCGGCTCCTGGGCTGTGATCTTCTCAGGGGTGACCTCTGCAGCCACTCCCAGGGCGATCAGGCGTTCTCCCTCGGCCTGTTCCACCTCAATGGGAGGATTGCCGGGTCTAACAGGAATCACGTAATGGGATTTCTGCCCGTTCGGCAGAATGGGACGGTGCCCATAGGTCGTGTTAATGATCTTGATCAACATGGCTGCGTATCTCCTTTCACGCGGCTATCAGGCCACAACGCCGGCCGCGTAGATCCACGGGCTGTAGTTCTGCGGAGCGGCCAGAGGACGGCTCTCCAGGATGATTTCGCGCTTTTTCTTCTTCCGGTCGACAAACAGATCCGGAACGCGCTTGCCGGTGATGGTGTCGATATCGCCGTTCTCGTCCATGTGGACGATGTGGGCATACATCAGGTGACCGGCGTTGGGGGCGGTGACCATCATGGAAGTGGCCGGGAAGTAGTTCGTCCTGGTGGGAGCCAGGGGGCTTCCGGACAGCGCGGTATACTGTTCGTTGGACACGATCACGTTCAGGTCATAGCCGTTGAAGTTGATGGTGCCCAGGAAGGTCACACCCTGATACTGGCTCAGGGTCTGACGGATGCCGCCCTCGGCAACGATGATTCCGGACTGCTTATTCACCAGTTCGCGGAAATCGCTCATGGACAGCAGGAAGTCACGCACCTTCCGGCCAATGACCAGGTCAACAGCAGGCAGGCTGCGTTCGCTCAGAGCGTCACACATGGCCTCGATGTCCGCGCAGACATCCGCGAAGGTTGTGGTCGCATCCCACTGGGTGATGGTGTATGCACCGTCATTGCCCTTGGCGGGATCGTAATACTTCAGTTCCGCGGTGCGGGTGTGGGTTTCGTCCAGGTGCTCCTGGATGGTGAAGCCGTTGTTGATCATGACCTGAGAGCACAGATATTCCTCCGTGCGGGAGAAGCGGCGCTCCAGCATAGCCAGGTCTTCAGACACCAGCTTCGCGGCACGTTCTTCTTCGGTGCTCTTGGACAGGATCGCTTCGCCGAATCCACGCTGCTTCAGCTGATCGGCCGTCAGATCACGGCTCTGGCTGACGTAGGTGGGGCTGTAGTCATGGATCTCATAGCCTTCGCGCTTCACGTTGATCGGATCAGCGCCCATGACCATGAAAGGAGCCATGTCATTGTCTCCGTCCTTGTATTCCACCAGCACCTTGTCGGCCGCGTAGATATCGCCGGCCCCGGTGGGGAAATACCGATCACGGAAGAAGGTGGGAACGGGGGACAGGCCTTCCCAGAGACCCGCCATGTAGTAGGTGTCCAGGATGTTAACAAGCACAGACATTGCTTTATACCTCCTTACGCAGTAACGCTTTCGGTTTCGGAAGCGCCCAGGAGAATGCCGCGCACGCGCAGCGCGTCCCGGTCAGCTTCCGTCAGAGAAGCACCGCTGGCCAGAGTCAGCTCATCTTCATTGAAGTTGCCGGTAATGAAGACCAGGGCATTCTCATCAGCGGACGTGCCGACAGCCACATCCTCAGCGAGGACGCAGTCAGCGGTCAGGGTTTCGTTGGTGGCAGCGGTGGTTCCGAAGATCACCAGTTTGCCATCACCGGCAGAGCCGGAGCTCTTGGCCAGCAGCGTACCGCGGACCAGGGTGGCAGCGGTGCCCAGCTTCCGGAGCACACCGGCTTTGGTCAGCGCACGGGGATCCAGACCAGCAAACAGATTCTCCGGAGTTACGGAGCCGATCTTTTCATGCAGATCACGAGTCATGGTTCTTACACCTCCTCAGTTTTCTCACCGCGAAGCTTCTTGGCCATGGCGGTACCAGCAGCCTTCCGGGCTTCAGCGGTCGTTGGTTCTGCCTCCTCTTCGGGGGCGGGTGCGGAAGTGACTTCGTCCGCGCCGTCCTCTTCATAGTCGGCCTGCAGCTGACTCATGAAGGCTTTGCCGGACTTCGCCGCCTCCTGCGCGGCCCGGTAGCACATCTCCTGCGCGGTGCAGGGATTCGTGTACTTCGCCGCGTTCACGGTGTCCGCGTCAAACAGACTGGCCACAGCATCGATCTCAGCAATCCGCTGACGCTCTCCGCTGACAGCTTCCTCATGGCTGACGCTGGCCTGAGCCTCTGCAAGCAGGGCTTCAGCCGCTTCGGGATCGCTCTGTCTGAGCTCTTCCAAAGTCATGGGAATACCTCCTTTGTTTCTGCCTGAGGTCTCAGGCGTGATGTTATCTTCACCGTCACTCGTCTCCGTAACGGATTCGATCTCTTCGTGCACCGGAAGTCCTTCCGGTAGCTGGGCCATCGCCGCCACCCGCATCTTTCTGCCGCAGGCGAACAGGGCGCGGTGATCAGCGCTGACGGACACATTCGCGGCCGTATTCTCCAGCAGCTCATCCGCGAAGCCCAGCTCCGCAGCCTTCCGGCCCGTCATCATGGTCTCCTTGGCCATCATCTCCCGGATCTCCGAAGCCTCCATGCCGGTCTTCCGGACATAAATTTCAGCCTGGCTTTCATTGATCACATCCAGATCATCGGCCAGTTTCCGGAGGCCGGTGCTGTTCATCCGGCCATAGGCATAAGACCAGCAGTCGTGGATCAGGATCAGGGAGGAAGGATTGACCTTCACGGTGTCGGCAGCGCACATGATCAGACTGCCGCCCGACATGGCCGCGCCGTCCACAATGCAGGTGATGGCCATTCCGGCGTCTGCCAGTTCCCGCAGCCGGTTGTGAATGGCGAAGGATACATAGGCGTCTCCTCCGCAGCTGTTCAGATGGATGGTCAGATCCTCCGCGCCTTTGATGCTTTCCAGATCGCTGAGGAATTCATCCTGGGTGATGAAGTTCCCGGGGACCGGTTCATCGGTCCACCAGTCAATGGGCCGCGTCTCCACGATGTCACCGTACATCGTCAGCTCCGCGTGCTTCCCATCGACCACGGCAAGCGTGTAGGCCTGCCGCTTGAATTCCTGTCGTTTAGGCATTGTTCGCACCTCCATTGTCTGTGGGATCGTCCGGCTCATTGATGAGCTGATCCGCGTCCCCTCCGGCGCTCGGATTGGCATCCCTGAGCACCTGGTTTTCTTCCTTCAGGCGCTCCATGTTGTCGTGCCAGTCACCGCCGCCGTATTCTCTGGTAACCTGCTCGTGGGTCTTGAACCCCTTGCTGATGGCCAGAATGTCGGCCTTGACCTCCTTGGTGGGATCCAGCTGGCCCTGCACAGGCCCGAGCCATTGCGCTTTGCACCATGCCGCCCGGACTGCCGGATCAAGGAAAAACCCCGGTGCGCTGATGCGCCCCAGGGCTACGGCTTCGGCAAGCCACACCTCATAGACCGGCTGACAGAATTGATAGACCAGCGATTCCCTCCGGATCCGGAATCCCTCCCAGGCCTCCATCAGGGCGGCTCTGGATGCGCTGTAGCTGGCGTTGAATTCCTTCAGCAGCGTGTCGTAAGGGATATTCAGCGCGGCCCCGATCTCCTTGCAGATGACCTTCACGAAGGTGTCAAAGCCGGGCGTGGGAATATTCGGATTTCCGAAGGTAATCTTCTCGCCCTGTTTCAGCACGTTGATTGTGCCCGGGCCCATCTCGTAGTCATTGCTGTTCTCCGAGATGTTACGGTCCGGAGGATTCTCCGGATCGTCATCGTCCCCATAGGAAGCCTCATTCATCGGAATCTGGGCCGGGTTGGTCTCCGTCTCGATCCATGCCGTGAAGAAGCTCTGGATCAGCGCGGCCATCAGCTCCGATTGCGTATACCGGCTGATGTTCAGCAGGCTTTCGATGACCGGTGCCAGGAAGGAAACACCCCGGTACTGGTCAGGCCGCTCGGATTCCATGATGTGGAATATGTTCGGGAGGCCGGTTCGTGTGCTGTACGCCCTGACGCGCTTCCACTCGATCTTGTCCCGTTCCCGAAGCGTCTGGTTCGGGTAGGTGTTGCAGATCCAGTAGGCCACCACCATGCCGTGCTTATCGACTTCCACGCCGTCATAGATCCGGTTCCCGTTCTTCGGGTTCCGGCCGTCTGTCCAGCTCCCGCCAGGGATCAGGCGCATTGTGTTCGGCGTGCTGATCCGGTCGGCTTCCACCAGCTGTACCCGCAGGGAATACGGATTCAGCGGTGTCGGATCCCGCATCTGGCGCACACCGATCAGATCGCCGTTCACCAGCGAATTCGACACAACCAGCTGCTGCATGCCGGCGAAGTTGTTCATGCCGATGGCATCGCAGTTTTCCTTCTTGCTGGCCCACATCGTCCACTCGCGGACCGTCTTCCGCTGCCATGCTTTGGCGGCATCCGGAGTCAGATGAAGCAGATCCAGATCAAGTTCCGGCTTAGGCGTCAGTCCCGTGCCGACAACCTTGGTGCGATTGGTTTCAATCGCGGATCTGGCCACGGGCGAGCTCATGAAAAGCATCCGTCCGCGCTGCCTGAGCAGCATGCTGTTCCAGTTGATGTCTTCGTTCGGCGAAGAGGACTTCGCCGTGAATCCCTTCATGGATCTCCGGTTCCTGCTCGCGCCGGCTTCAGAATAGCCGCTGGCCTGTACAGTCCGCAGAGCTTTCATGTTCATTTGCTGTGCAAGCGCTTCAAGGTCGAAACTCACGTTTACCACCTCCTATCTTTGCAGAATGAAAGGCACCAGCGGCGAAAGGAGACGAAACTCCGCAGCGGTGCCAATAGATAAAGCCGGCGTGGATGATCCAGGCGCCGGCGATACCCCAAAAGGGAACCCGTAACGATGCAGGCATCGTCCGGGCGGGATTTCTCCCTGATTACCAGTCTCTGGGAACAACTGCGAAGGCTTTCCGGGGCCGTTGTCCTGCCAGCATGTTCTCGTACAGATCGACCTTCTTCTCCGCTTCGTCAATCGCTTTCCTCAGGGAGGGAATGTCGAACCGGGTGAGGGATCTGTCATCGATCTCGTAGGACTTCACGCCGCCCTCGATCAGCGCCGTGTAGGCGTCCATCAGCTTTCCCAGCTGCTCCTTCCAGAAAGTCAGGCGCTCCTGGATCGTTTCCTTGGTCATGCTTCTCACCTCACCAGTCAAGCAGATCGCTCATGCGCTGCTCCATTCGTTGTACGGAAGAGCCCGTTGTTTTGGCCCTCTGTGGCCTCTCCTGCATCCTCGGCGCTTCGCCCTTGGGAGTTTTCATCCTCCGGAGCAGAGCGTCCATATCGGGCGCCAGAGCCGTCAGAGCGGCCATTGCGTAGTTCCGGCAGTCAAGAGCTTCGTTCCTCTCGTGTCCGGGGATCTTCTCCCAGACCCATGGATTCTTGTTGTGCTCCTTGTAGACCAGATGTTCGGATAGCAGGCCCACAAAATACCGGTGCTCATATCCGCATTCCGGATTGATCGGGAAATGGCAGTATCTCGGGCCGGGGGTCTGCACCTTCAGCCCGTCCATGATCAGCTGCTTACCGGCGTCTACGCCCAGCTGATACTGCCAGCACTCTCCGATGGTCTTGCCTCGGATGACAATCTTGACCTTCTTCGGCGGGGACGTGTACGGCCGGCCATCGCCGCCGTAGCCCTTGCAGTCGAAGACCCGCATTCCGATGCGCTGCGCACAGCGGAGCCGGACTTCCTGCGTGAAGTGACCGCCGTCATCCACGAAGGTCATGCTGATCCGCAGGCCCTTTCCGTCTCCGAAGCGGTACACGCGCTTCACCAGCTCATCCAGCTGGGCCCAGACCTCCGGCGTATCGGGCCTGCCCAGGATGATCCCGCGCCGGATGCCCCAGTTTTCCTTCCGGAGGCCCCAGCCGATGATCTCATACTCAAGGCGGTCATCCTGCACGTCCACGCCCATGGTCAGCACCAGGACGCCGTCCGGCAGCTCTGCGGTGTATTCCTCGCGTCTGGCCATGTAGTCATCCTCGTTGGCCAAGCCGCCGCGGTCTTCCCACAGCTCCCCGAACAGGGTGTTGTAGACCACCTTCAGCTTCTTTGTATCGCCCCTGGCTTCCAGATACTTCGTGACGATCTTCTCCCAGCTCACCCAGGGCGAACAGAAGGCGTTCAGCCAGAACGACCGAACGCCGTTGCGCAGCGCTTCCGGATTTTCCGGAATCCACTTCGCGTGAGCACGCTTCATGTCGTGCTCTTCGGAGATCCCTCCGCATTCCGGGCAGACGTAGTAGACCTTCGTCACGATGTAGGTAATCTCGTGATCCACCTCGGACTGGTCAAACTCATACCGGATATCCTGCCAGCGGATGTTGTGGTACTCTCCGCAGTGCGGACACTTGGAGCACCATCGCTCCTGGGTGCCGTTCTTAAACGCCTTCTCAATCGGGGAAAAGCCCTTGATGGTTGGCGTTGAGCACTCGTAGGATTTCGCGTTGTAGAAGGTCTGCTGTCTGGCCATGGCCAGCAGCCACGGGTCACCTTCCTTGCCGGCCTCAACGGCCCAGCGGTCGCGCTCATCGCCCAGCACGTACCGGATAGGTTTCGATGCCAGGGCGTGGGCTTCCGTGGATCCGCACATGGTGAGGATCCCGCCTGGGTAGCTCTTCTGCAGGATCGTGTTTCCGGTATCGCCCCGCAGCGTCTTCGATACCTTCTTCCGGAGCGTCTTGCTGTCCCGGATCATCGGCGCGATACGGAGCTTTGAATACTCCTTCGCGTCTCCGTTGGTCGGCTCGATCATCAGGATCGATCCGGGATCCTGATCGATGATGTAGCCGATGATGTTGTTCATGCACTCAGACTTACCAACCTGAGAAGCTGCCACCATGACGATGTGCCGGATCTTCGGATTCGTCCAGGCGTCCATAACCTCTTTGAGGTACGGTGTCTTTTTTGTCCTCCACGGGCCGGTCTCTGCGGAGGACTCCGGAGACAGTCTCCGGAATTTATCTGCCCATTGGCTGACTGTCAGATCAGCCGCCAGAGCGAAGGAGGATATGTTCTTCCGGAGGGCGCGGAACAGGCGTTTCATTTCAACGGCCTGATTGACGCTCATTCGGAATCATCCTCCACTTTCTCATCCATGTTCTGGCGCTCCCTGACCAGTGCCTCATACTTCTCCGGATCATAGTCAAACTCCGACAGCTCGGAGAGAACATCCCGGATGGCTTCCTTGATCAGGACAGAGCACTCTTCGGCGGTATCGCAGAGGGAGACTTCTACCGCCAGTCTGCCGGGCAGAGAAAGCAGAGCATTCTTCACGGTATCGATCAGCTCCTGAGTGAAGACCTGAACGTCTTCGCTCCGGTGCATCTTCCCGGACAGCTCCTTGGCCTGCAGCTCAGCCATGGCCGCTTTGGCAACCTTCAGCTTGACCTCGGCCGTAGCCTTCGCCTTGTCCAGCTTTTTCTCTTCGGCAGTCTTGGTGACTTTCTCGTTCAGAGAATCCATGTAGCCATGAACAGAGTCTCCCAGGTTGAACAGCTTTCCGTGTTCGGTCTGCATCTTGTTCAACGTTCCCTGAGTTGTCAGCTGGCCGACCCACTGGTTGGACACTCCGAACCATGAACACAGGTCAGCGGTCTTCACATAGATCGTCAGGCCCGATTGGAGGATGTACAGAGTGTCATCCTCGAGGATCACTTTCTCCTTGTCTGCCATACCTTATCCCTTCAGTCAAAATCCTTTCTCAGCTTCTTCCGGACAATGATTTCTGATTCAATTTCGATCCGGAATAATCTGTTGCAGATACGTGTAAAATGTCGCAGATTTTCAACTAAACCACCCGTTTTTCCCTCAGTATCGTAGCGTTTTTTGGGGGGCGAACAGGCGCAGTCGTTTTCCCAGCGCCGAAAGAACCTATTTTTCCCGCCGAGATTTTTCTCGAGGGGGCCTGTTTTTTCTTTTCGGCGCGAGAAGCGCTGACGGACGCTCCGGAAAAACGCAGAATCAAGCACGGCGCGATGCACTAAGGCACACCGTGTGGTGGGTGGGGGGTGGGGCATTGGGTATTGGACTGGCATTTGGCAGGGGCATACGAAGGTGTACGCCCCCGCCTTTACGCCATGGGGATCGATTACAGGTAGCGGATGATCTCCGCTTTGTTGTAGCCATTCGCACCGCGAGTCATGATGTCTAAGAAGTCTTCTCTCGTGAAGTCTGAGAGACGGAAGACCTCCTCAGGGGTCATGCCCAGCTCCTTTGAGATCTCCTTAATCTCCTTGCCGGAGTCCAGGAGCTCTTTCACGATGGCTTTCATTGGCTCCAAAAGGTGGGTGCCTCTCGCCCTGTTGTGGGTGATCGTCCCGTAGATATCATCCGCGCGGTCCGTATGATTTACGATTACAACTGGCACCTGTCCGTGAAGCTTCGTGAGAAGGGGCTCCCTTCCCGAGACCGTCCAGCGATGGAAGCCGTCAATAATCGTAAAATCAGGTCGGCAGACTATAGGCAGCGTCCATCCGTTGGTCTCTATGGATTGGATCAGGAGCTTCAGGTTCTCCTCGCTGACCTTGTTCGGGTTGTAGTCATTTGCCTTCAGCAAATTACGATCGACCCATTGAAGGGAGTTGAGCGGAGCAAACACATCAACATTCGCCACGGCGTTTCACCTCCCTTCGCGCCGCGTCCTGCTTCGCATTCTCTACGCAGTCCACAGCCCAGTTTCCGATAATGGCTCGAAGGGTACGCCGCTTGGGATCGCCGGCCACGATCGCCTCATACATTTTCTTGTAGATCTTCTCGCTGCCGGTGCCGTTCATCTTGATCCACATCTGCCGGTATGATCTGCCGACAGACTTCCGCTCCGGAGAGAGGAATGTCTTGTCGAAGTCTTCAAAGAGCATGGCCTTCACCAGCGCTTTGTAGTCCTTCTTCGGTCCGTCCTCTTCCATCTTGCGTCTCTTCCGGGTGCTTCGCTTAAAGAGCTCGCTGTCCCAGTAGAGCATGACCATATATGCATTCGGCTCTCGCTTCTCGATCCTGGCCCACAGGTCTGGATTCGTAGCCGCGATATGCCGGAGACCATTACAGCTGTCAGCTCCGAAGAAGTTGGACAGCCTCATCTGCGGACGGTTCAGCCCGTCCCGGTACAGATCCATGTAGCTTTCCGGAAACTTCAGATGGTGCTCCTTGATGTAGAGCCAGACGTCCGTGTCCTTCCAGTCATACATGGGGAGAACGGTGAACTGCTGGCCTGTGGCCCCGCCGTTCATCTTGGACCGCGCGATATTCCGGAGGCGCTGCACACTCTCACTGGCCCGGACGCCCATCAGCATGATGCCATCGTTCATGACGATGGTGCAGAAGTGCTGGTAGTTCATCTCGCCGGGATAGTGGACTGCCGGATGCTTCCGGATCGCGAAGGGAGGCGCGTCTCTGACCCAGGTGCTTTCCTTGCCGGGCTCCCAGGTGATCCACCGCTCATCATTCTGCAGCTGATGGAAGCAGGATACCTGTTTGAACGGCAGGCAATACCAGTCGAATCTCACGCCCAGATTTGAAAACAAACCATGCCACTGATAGGCCATCTGCTCCATGGAGGGGTAGATGGCTTCCTCATCGATGAAGAAGACTGTCAGCTGCTTCGGATCGATCTTTCCCTGTTTGATCAGGGAGTACACCATATGGCTCAGACAGAGGCTGTCCTTCCCGGCAGAGAATGCCAGGTAAACCTTAACGCCCTGTTTGAAGGTGTTCAGAATCCGGATCACAGCCGCATCCACCACCGACATTGAGCTCTGCACTCTCTTGATCGCCATGGCCATCACCTCACAGGGATATGATGACCACAGTTCGGGCACACCACGTAGGAGCCCTCAGGAGGCGTCTCTGGCGCGTTCTGATTCTGGATGGGAGTTTCTTCGCTCTGCGCTGCTGGCGCGGCAGACGGCCCGAAATTTCCAGCCGCGTGTGCTTCCTCGTGCCTCTTCATGGAATTGACAGAGGATTCGGTGAAGTTCCCGTAATCCGTCACCAGCTCATCGATCTCCGGCGTCTCTGCCAGGAGGGTTTCCAGCAGCTCTTCATCGTATCCGGGGATATCGACATCGCCCAGCTCCCGGAGCCATTCATCGAAGACTTCCAGATTGTCTGTGCCCAGCGTGTAGACCTTATTGTCTGCCAGCATGAGCTTCTTCTTCTGGGCTTCGGTCAGGTCGGTCCGCTTCAGCACGGAGGCTTCCGTCTTTCCCATTTCCAGAAGCGCCTCATACAGGCCGTTGCCGCACAGGATGGTGTTGGTCTCATCCACCACGATGGGCCGGATCTGGCCGAACATCTCCACGCTGCGCTTGAATTCCTTCAGCTGACGGTCCGTATGGATCCGGCAGTTTTTCTCCGGCCGCTTCAGATCGGCCAGCTTCATCATGGAGACTTTCATTTCGCCGTCACCTCCTCGAGGAAGGCTCGGGCGCTGTCGATCTTCTCAGCCGCGTCTCTGATGATGTCCGGATCGATCTCCCAGACCTCGCTGTATCCCTGATGCAGATCCTCCATGTACATCCGGGAAGGCCATGGATGCGTCCCGCAGCGGAAGCCGTTCTTCCAGCCGTAGATCGGCGGCAGCTGCAGCCCGTGGTAATGGATGTAGGCCAGCGTCATCTCGTGGGGCCAGTCAGCCAGGGGCGAATACCGCACCTCTCCGGAGTTCTTCCGGATGATGTTGTCCTTCCCGCAGACGTTGCCGTCCGCTTTTCGATGGCCAACCATGATCATGTCCAGCTGGTGATCGAAGAAATACTTCGTGAAGCCGGTCCGCTGGACGCCGGAATACCATGCGTTCAGCTCCTTGCCCTTCGGGAAGATCATCTCCTGATGCCTGGCCAGCCAGTCCAGATCCTGCCTGGTATTGATAACCTCGCAGCCCTCCGGC